GCGGAGCCCATTGAGGCGTACTTCCGGAGATGGATAATAGATCCATCTTGCATCACGGCCCGAGTCGAACGGCATCCGAAAAGATGTCGTAAAAGATGAGGGCTGTGCCGAAAAACGGCAGAAACTAGCTTTACGCTAACTCTGTCGGACGCTTCAGACAAATCTATCGTAGCTAACGAATTGTCCAATGAACCACGATAAGCAGCAACCTGGTTAGGGCGCTGGTCATCAAAGTTTAAATGGCGATATAAGTCAGCTTTACGAAGACTCTTTACTAGACGTGCTGCGGTAAGCTGTTGAGCGAACTGCATCGCGACCGGTTCAACGCAGATAATGCGTGAGGTCTTCATAGTCTTAGGAACAGAGACTACCTTGACAGGTAGCTCGTCCATTGGACGGATAGATTGTCCTTGAGCGGAGTCTATGGTTTGGAAACCATAGAGATGTTCCCAGCTCAAGATAGAGTCCCACCTTCCATAGAAATTTCTACTACGGTATTTACCATTTGCCCAGGCCTTATCGGCCGTAGCACCTGGTCCATGTCGCGGTAGTATCGACTCATCGTCGATAGCCTGCAGAAAAGCGCTCTCGATCTTCGGAAAAAACCGACGACAGACAGCGTTCAAAGCTGCAAGTTTTTCTAATGGAAATTTCGGCATCCTGCGAAGGCTGTCGTCTACACTCCGATATGCCTCTTTGGCGATGCGATCCCGAGAAGGGTCGCACACCTCAAAGACTTTCTTATACCAGAGGCAGATCTTCCGTATAACATCAACGGAAAGCGAGTCTGGTTGCGCCAAAATCGCTCCAGTCTTCTCATCAAAAACACGACAAGTCAACCCATGTAAGAAACATGGTAAGACAGATGTTCGTTTAGGCCTCTTTCGAAACCTTGCGAATATCCAGGTCGCCACTCTACCCTCCTGTATGCTCTGTTCGAGCCATTCGGAGAAGAGAGGGAGGGTGATTCCTAAAAAAGAATCACCTTCGTTTTTGTAACGTGATAAAATTGTTATCTTATCACGTCCAATTCTAGCACAAGTTTTGAAATGTGCTTCATCGAGTAGTCCAAGAAGGATATCTAGGCTTTTCATTGAGTCTCCTATGAAAGGAGGAATTCAATCCATAGCCCAACCTGCTTGCAGATTACATCGAGGTTACCCTCAATGTAACAGTAGAAGTCCGGAGACACGACGAACGCGCAACCGAATCTGACCCAAGAAAGGTCAAGATTCAAGCGCGAGAAATTTCGTCATGTTGGCCGATTGTGTCATGTAGCCACCAATGCCAGTGATGATATCGGTCAACTGCGAGGTAGTAAACCCAGCAGTTGGCCGGTTCAGCACGACATAGGCGCTGGCAGACACAACGTTGGTCAGACCGGTCGAAGGGTCCGTGTACGTAGTATAGAAGTCGAGACGAGCCTCCGAACGAGTCCGCTTT